CATTCAACCGCTACAGGCGGCCTCTCGTCGGAATTCTGCATTTTGTCTGCGTTGATAGCGAGATAGCGCCACGCATCAGCACCGTGGCTGTACTCGTCATGCACTGGCGATCCTGGCTCATTGGTTGTTGCGCTGATCGAGCGTTTATATCGCTTCAGGCACTCAACAAGGCGCGCAGCTTTCTGTTTGTCGAAAGCGGCCTGATGCAACACCATCCTGCCGGCCTTGATTCCTGACTCTACTGGAATGTTCGGAGTGATTTTGACGCGACGACCAAAGCTCTTGAGTATTTCTGCTGTGCTTTTGCCGGTCTTGAAATCCTTTGTGTTCCCGTCGTGCGGCAACCAGTCAAAACCCCAATTGAACCTGCGTTGCGCCAATTCTCCGGCGTACCAGTCAATCGTCTTGTGCGACTCTTCGATATAGTCAATGACCCTTATCTCGCTGCGAATGCGCTGGCACATGATAATGGTCATGGCATCATTCCAACCGAGATCCCAAACAGTATGAACCTTGAGCCTCGGGTCATACGCCACCGAGCACACGCGGCCGTCCTGGATGGCTTTTGCAACCTCTTCGGCGTAGATCGCCCCTTTCAGCGCAAGCCGGCACTTTCCTTCCCAAATGGTCTGGTAATCCTCTTTGTTCGTGACCATGCAATGCTGTCGCTCTGACTCCAGCACAGAAGGGAACCACGGATTATCTCGCCAGTTCATTTGTACAACGACAGAACCAGGCGGCGGAGATAATACGAATCTGGTATAGGTGTCGTCAGTATCAAGCTCAGGGTTTAGAGTCACCCATATCTCGCTACCATCTTTCCGAATGGTCGGAATCAATATATCCCATGACCGTTTTGAGACTACTTGACCTTCTTCAACCCATACCTTATCAATGCCCTCGTATGATTTTATGGATTCGACTGTTTGGCCGCTCAATCCGGCGAAGATAAACTCACTTCCATTAATCCCTCGAATCTCGGTATCAAGCACCTGAAAATGCGCTCCCGCATTAAGCAGTTGGATTTGATCGCTCAAAAGCTTGTGGACTGAGTCTTTGATTGATTTCTGCACTTCGCGAGCACAGAGAATGCGCTGCTTTCCCTGCGCCGCATGGATGATCAGTGCGCGCGCGAATCCCCACGACTTGGCGCTGCCTCGGCCACCGTGGGCTACTTTGTATCTGTGAGGATGAAACAGGAATCCAAGCTTTGCCGGGTGATCAACTGCCGGCATTTGGCGACTCAACCAGGTGAACGGTGATGTTGTTCAGCAGTCCGGTGTGCTCAAGTTTGGTTGGAGCGTTGTATCCGCTCATCTCGTTGAGCGCCTTAATTGCCGCAACGACATCCGACTTTTTGTCAGATGTCTCGATCACATCAATCAGCGCCCTGGCCGACTGCTCGCGCGACCAGAGGCCCAATTTCGCGACCTGTGCCTTCAGTTCGTCAATCCTAGCCAACACCTTGGGATCGCCGCGCAGTTCGCTTGCCCTGCTCCATGTGTAACTAGGGCTCCATTCTGGCGCACTGTCAGGATATGCGTCTCGCAAGGCATTTGAATATGTCATGCCGTGCGCAACGTTATTCGCAAACTTTTCAATCTGCGGAGTTATCTCCTTAACAGGTTTTATCGATGGCATCAAGCCGCCCTATACAAAAAATAACGTGGATTTTTCATCTTCCCTCCCTCGATATGTACCAATCCATCGCGTCGCAGCATCATCAGCGCCCAACAAGCTGTTGGATGTCTCAACCCCAGTTCGCGCCGTATGTCCTGCTGTCTCCTGCTCTTGCTCGCATCGCTGCGCAGGTAATCGAGCACTCGGCGCGGTATCGGAGAAAGCCGAACCTCTCTGACCGGACGGACCATTCCAGAGGCAATCATCATTTGACCGATCAGGCTGCAGCAATCCATACACAAGGCCCAGACTATTGACTACATCAATAATGCCATGCTTGGCGATAGCTTCAAACAATGATCTGTTGCGATGTTTGGTCCGCTAATGGCCTCCAAGGACCGCTAAGTACCGATAAGCTCATCTAAGCAAGTCTAAGCACATCTAAGGCCATGTCATTAGACTTTCCCCATCGAAAAAAATCTCCCACACCTATTGACTATCCTGTACAGTCATGTACAATGTAATCATTCGATCAACAAACACACAGGAGAACACCATGACCACGCTCAACACCATCGAAGAAGACGCCATCATCAAAAGCGCCTTAGAAATCCTCGACCGTCGCCTTCGCCAGCCTGGAGAGACTTTCGACTCACCGGCAAAAATCCGCCAGTTCCTTCGCCTTCTTCTGGCTGAGCGTGAGCACGAGGTATTCCTGATCATCCTTATGGACTCGCAAAACCGCATGATCCACAGCGAAGAGCTATTCCGCGGCACGCTGACGCAAACCAGCGTATACCCTCGCGAAGTAGTGAAACTATCGCTACAACACAACGCCGGAGCGGTCGTCTTTTGCCATAACCACCCGTCAGGAATGGCTGAACCGTCGCACGCTGACAAGATGCTCACAAACACCCTAAAAAGCGCGCTGGCTCTTGTTGACGTCAAAGTGCTTGACCATTTCATCGTCGCCGGACGAGATGTCCTCTCGTTCGCTGAACGCGGTCTTATTTGAGGATATTTTGCATGACCACCACCAAACGCGGTGGCTACCGCCCCAACTCCGGCGCCAAACCGAAGCCACCGGCCGAAGTGGCGAGCGTCCGTATCGTTGCGAACGTCACTCAGGCCGAGGCGGCGGAGTGGGCCAGGCGAGGAAGAACGGCTTGGCTTCGGGCCGAGCTTCGCAAGCTTGCCGTTCCTGACAACCAGTAACCACAGGCGCACAATGCGCCATCAGATCAAGGAGAACACCATGACCAATACCGCTACCGCCATCCGCCGCATCCTTCCAAGAGTGATCACCAAAAACGCAAACGCCAGATCCATCTGCGAACTGAGATGGGCTGGCAAGGGAAACGCTCCTAAAATTGACCCCTGCGACGGCTGCCAGCTTTATAGACCGTGCATCAAAGGCGGCTCCGGTTGGCATGGCATGGAGGCATTTCAGAAATGGGTTGAGTCGATCAATGATCTTGCAGACTCAATTGCTGTGAATCAATAACCACCAGCCGCCTGCGGGCGGCTTTTCATTTCACGGCCCGATACCTCAAATACCTCGCGTGCCTAACCACATCCGGCGCGCACTCAATAGCCCCAATCTTCCGCAGGAAAATCAGCGCCCACGACACCGCGGCATGACTTCTGCGCACATGCTGCCGTATCTCGCACACTGCGCGATACCCGCCTGCTGATTGCAAATACGCCAGCACCGCCTGACTACTCCCGCCGTCTCGCATTACCCCGGCCAATCTTGACCGTCGCACAGGCTGCACCACTACCGGATGGCCGGCTGCCGCAGACATCTGATGCGCGATGCAAAAAACGTCAATCACTGGCCAGCCTCGAGCTCGATCAGGTCTTCCGGCACAATCCCCAACTGCCGCATAGCTTCTTTTTCAGCTTCTGTTCTATCCATCCCGGCATCGAATTCGAGAATTGCGGCGCGCTCTTCGTAGGCTTCTCGGTCGTCGTCAGTCATTACCAACCTCCAAAAACCTACACATCAACCAAGACAAAAACTCGAACCGACACAGAAAAACATGCACGGCAATAATGTCATCACGACCACGCGGACCCCATTCGGTTACTTCCCACCGTTCCATATTGTTATCCAGGTGAAGCACAACGCAAGAACATACGACACCGAACTTATCCATGACTATCAATATCTCTCCGGTCGATTCTCGCTCAAAAACGAAGATGTTATTTTCCGCAACCGTAAATAGTTTCTTTACAGCAGATATAACGTCTTTGTTTGTCATTCAAAATCTTCATACGCTTCGTCCCATTCCACAATTTCGCTGCCGCATGACGGACATGCTTTCAGTTTCATAAACTTCTTCGTGTCCTTTGCTATATGCCCACAAACACTGCATTGCCACCACATCGAGAAGTCTGGTTTCTCGATAATAACCATGCTGCAAGTTTTACTGTCATTCATTTAAATCGTTCCTTTTCAGTTGAAGACATACACCGCTTACACCGAGGCGAACCAATACCGCTCGAGCCAATCGTCCGAACTTCCCAAA